TTATAATAAATTGTGGGAGGCAGCAAAAGAGTAAGTTGAATTTTCAGCTATGATTATATGATCTAACAATTTTATGCCAACGGCTTCTAAAGAATGCTTAAGATTTTCAGTTATTATCATGTCTTCCCTTGACGGAGTAGGATTTCCGCTCGGATGATTGTGTACGACGATAACCGCACTGGATCCGTGATCTAGCGCCTTCTGAACCACTTCTCGAAGATAGATATTTACTTGATCTACAGTGCCATGCTGCAATTGTTCTTCTGCAATCAACTTATTACTATTATTTATAAACATTGCTCGCATTTGTTCTTTTTTTTCCAGAGACAATACGTTTCTATAATATTCAATCACATGAGCGTCAGAGGACACTATAGGTCTCTCATTTAGAGGTTGCAAAGATAATCTAACAAAAGTCTCCTTTAACAAAGCAAAAAAGACTACCGTTGAATCACCTAAACCCTTCACCTTTTTTACTTCTTTTTCAGAAGCAAATATTGCATTTTTTAGTGTTCCAAATTTCGAGAGTAAATTTTTGGCTAAGACTTTCGTATCTTTTCTCGGAAAAATGCTGAATAAAAGCATCTCCAAAATTTCGTAGTCAAAAACAGCTTTAGGGCTTATGAGAAACTTTTTTCTGAGACGCTGTCTGTGACCTTGATATAGATCGTTTTTATCTACGCCGGATACAAAATTTGGTTTCAACATCCCAACACCTAAAAACTCCTGCCCTCATTTGAGTTAAGGTTAAACGGAAAACATTGATAATTCATTAATTGCAGTAGTTATTACATCAAACTGACTTTGATTGGCGAAAGAGTAATTTTCCGAAATTAGTTGTTGACCTTTGGCACGGCGTCGGAGTAGTATCTTATCGGCAGTGGGCCTGTAGTTCAGCGGTTAGAGCCCCCCGCTCATAACGGGGTAGTCGTAAGTTCGAATCTTACCGGGCCCACCAGTTCTTTTGTAAATAACTGTGTTTTTGAATTTTCTGCATGTGTCATGTCTGTCGTGAGACTCGTTGTAACAGAGGGTTTAACGGTGTTCGCTTTTGTGTTTAATAACAATTTGATGTAATTTGCATATTCTCCAAAGCGTAAAAATGTTCTCCAAATACCCCAAAATTCTCCAAATCATGTACACTGGAGAATCTCGTTAGACTACCTCGAGTATGAGGATTAAACGCAATTTCTATAAAATACACCTTAATTTTTCCGCGACTTTCGATCGGGGTAGCGGGTTGTAGTTAAAACATGAATTGAGTTTTTGTTGATATTTGAGATATTTAAAGTGATTTTAGCACAAAAAATTTTATGATTGGGTTAAATCAGTTGCAGATGATTAATTTATAAAAACGCTAAAATTACAAGCGTTCTGATATTATCCAAGAGTTTGAATCTTATCCGAAAATTGCGGTTTTGACGGAATCATAGTCGTTATTTTATAAGCCACTCTTCTTGTTCCTTCCACAGCACAGGCACATTTCCTGCAATGATGTCGTGAATCGATATGTGTTTTGGCTGATATCCGTCCATAATCATGCGCTTCAATTTTGGCGAGAGGTTGTTTAATTGCAATATAGAACTTAAATAACGAGAAGTAATGTTATTCAGCTTGCAAAACTCACGAAACGTCAGATCAGGATTTTGCTTCAGACGTTTGTCCATGCTATACGCTTTCGCAAGCAGTTTCGACAGCGGCGTTACGACGTAATAATCTTTCGGATGCATGAAATACGTGTGACTGCCTGATTTCTTTTTACAGATCTTAATTGGTACTATTACCTCTTGTTGCAACGATTTCATATTTTTCTCCGTTTAAGACAGTTCAATTAACAGACGATTCAATCCATCGAGATTTAAATTCAACTTCAGACCATGGTTTTGTATTTGCACTGAATTTACAAGCAGTTTCACAATTTTTCGCTGCTCAGCTTGATACAAATACCCCCAAACGTCATTGAGATTTTTCAGCGCGTCCAGAACCTCTTCAGGGCTTATTTCTTTGTTTTCTTCAGCCAACTTATCGACGTGAACCAAGATTTCAGGAGACTTCAATATGCGAATAATTTCATTCACGACTTGTTCTTCGACCGGTCCCGCGGGAACGGTTTTAAATGCAGAACTGCACGATTTAAATTTCTGATGTTTCTGACACACATAGTAGCGATATCTCATGCCGTTTTTTACACAATAGGTCGGAATCATGGGCGTATCACAGCTTTCACAACGAATTATTCCTTTCAAAAACGACGGCGAAACAGTGTTGTTGCGTTTGCGCGCACCTCCTCCGTGTTTGCTGAAAATTTCCTGCACATGTTCCCATTCATCTTCAGAAATAATTGCTTCGTGCTGTCCATCATAAACTTGACCTTTGTGAGTTACGCAGCCCTTGTAATAAGGATTCCGCAAAATATGCAGAATTGCGTTCGGTTAAAATTTCCCGCCGCCGGTGGTTTTTCCGTTACTGAGATGTCTTATTTTTGTTCTATAACCACTGTTGTTCAATAAATCAGTAACCATAAAATACGACTCAGTTTCTGCAAATTTTTCATAAATAAATTTGATTATTGGCTTTTCTTCTTCATTTATAATTAAACTTCGATCTTTCACTTCGTAGCCCAAAGGAGGATTTCCGCCCATCCACATACCTTTTTTCAGCGATGCCGCAAATTTATCTCGAATGCGCTCACCTGATAATTCACGTTCGAATTGAGCAAAACTCAGCAGAATATTCAGCATTAACTTTCCTGATGATGTGGATGTGTTGAACGACTGAGTTACCGAAACGAAACTGACGTTATATTTATCGAAAAGCTCTACAATCTTTGAAAAATCAAACAATGAGCGAGATAATCTATCGATTTTGTAAACAACAACCATATCAATCAAACCTGATTTGATATCTTCGAATAATTCCTTCAACGCTGGCCGATTCATATTTCCGCCGGAAAAACCTCCGTCATCGTAATGTTTCGAGATTAAACGCCAATTTTCATGAACCTGACTTGCGATGTAATTTTCACCTGCTAATCGTTGTGCATCAAGGCTGTTGAATTCCTGTTCAAGACCATCTTCACAGGATTTGCGAGTGTAAATCGCACAGCGTGTAAATTTCTGTTCGATCATTTCTTTACTCCAAAAAATTTTAAGCCATTCCATCTTGTTCCTGTGATCTTTGTGGCTATCGCTGACAGCGATTTATACACAGTTCCTTCGTATGAAAAGCCATCATTTACAACAAGAACCTCATGAATTTTACCTCCATGTTCTTTGGAGATTTTCGTATCGATCATCGGGCTGAATTTTCGTGTTTTCTTGGAAGCTACGGTCTTTTCTTTTGTAACTTCTTTTGCGCAGTTCCTGATTTTATTTTCAGTTTCGATATCAAGTCCACCGTAAGCAAGTTCTTGAATTTTGTAAGCTAATTTAGCGACCATATATTTTCTGCTCTTAATTTCAGGATTTTCATCAAACATCGTATGCCAAATTTTCAGCAATTCTTTTTCGGACTGTTTTTGCAGTTTCATGATGCGTTTTAAAATCTCAAAATCGTTCTCTGTCTTATTCATGTTTTTTCTCCAAGCCGTCAATTAATTCTTGGATATTACCTCTCCAAACGCGATTAAAGTCAAAGCTGAATCTCGAATTATTTGCTGTAATTGGAGGCCTTTTTTGCCTTTGTGTATCTTACAATCGCTTTATAAATTAATTGTGCCAATATTGCCGATTTGAAGATAAGTTCGTTATCTGTTTTCTGCATATGCGATTTATCCCAATAAAATTTTTCCTAAAATTACATAGACTTTTTTGTTCCCATACGGAGTCCATTTTTGCTGTCGATAGTCTCCATTGTGATCTTTGAGTAGAAATCCTTTGTCGATCAGCAATGAAATCACAGATTTTCGATTGAAGTTTTTGCAAATTTCATTCTGAAACACAGAGGGCGATACAAAAAATGTTACCGCATCCTGATAAACCGATTTGTAACCTGCCATATTGCTGATTTTCTGATCGCTAAAGCCATCTAAATCGAAAACCCGACTGTGAGCATGCAATTCAAAGAAAGATCTCACATGTTCTAAAATCTGATGATCTTCGTCGTTGCCAATACCACCTTTATCCTCAAGCCATGAATTGAAGCAAGCAACGGCAGCTTGATAAGCAGTATCAGGTTTCCAACAGATAACACCGTATTTAATGGCCAGCTCTCCCGCGAACCCGACAAGCATAAAATGCTCAAACGCTCGCATATCCTGACCTTCAGCATTAGCCGGTAAATATAAGGTTTTTAGTCGCTGGAATTCCTTCTCGTACATTTTTTTAATGCTCGACTGATATTTTAAAACTTCCTTGATGAAGGAGATCGAGGCGACTCCGTAATATTTAGACGCTTTTCCCCGAAGATAATCAGAAAACTCAGCTCCATCCTGAAAGCCCATAAGATTTTCAAAAATGCCATTGCTTTCCTTTGATGGTTTAGCAGAAATATTAAGCAATCGTACTTTTTGCCCTGCCTTAGATGTTTTATTGTCTTCCGCCATGTGCGAATTTAAATCCACTTCACCACTGGAAAGAAAAATCAATCGCCAAGACAGTGTCTCACGAACATTGCAGTCTTTATCGAGTCTTTTCTTACCCTGACCGTTGGCGAGCATATAAGCAACTTCGCCGGCTTTTGATGGGGATATTTCCGACAGTTCATCGAGAATCAACAGAGAATCGTTACGCCTGAATGCAATAGTTTCCATCGCGTTGTCAGTTGCTTTCCACGTTACGACATACTTAGGATTCCCGAAAACCGACGCAGCAATGTTTAAACATGTTGTTTTACCCGAAGAACTATTTCCTACGAAATGAAAGCCAAAGTTAGGTAAATCGCATAGATTCAGCAACGGACTTGCAAACGCAGCACTGATAGCGAAAATTAAACGCGAATTTCCGACACACCACCTCGCAACCAAATCATTCCACTCTTGCAAAGTTCCCGATGTGCCGTAAGAATCGTCTTGAATTGCTGTGTCTAAAATGATTTCCTCTTTCGTTTCTCCGATAATTAAATCAGGTCTGACGTAGACATTTCCCGAAAATCCGATGCGCGAGGCAATAGCGACCTCCTTTTTTGGTACAGAGCTGACAATGTATTCGAAAAGTTTGCGCTTCGATAACGAATTCCCTGCAAAAATAAATCCCTTGCTGATAAGCTGAATACGAAGCTGATCTCCGTCTTTCGTAAACATTTTGGGTTTAGCTATGAGATTATGAATCTCACCACGGTAATCCTTGAATTCAAGAATACGAGAGACTTCATCCGTGCTTTTCGTAAAAGCGATCACTTTGATGTAATTTGAAATTCGAGTGAGTACTTCAGATTTTTTATCGACACAAAATAAACCATCATCAGAAAGCACAAATCCGTCGGGAATGCTTTGCGATTGTTCATTTTCCCTAAGAGCTTTTTCCAAAATTTCCTTAACTGCATCTTTTCCTTCCAAAACGAACAAATCATTGAAATCTGTCGGATTCATTGAAGTGTCTTTAAATTGCGGAACAATCACTTGAGCATTAGAAATCAACGCCGCTTCTTTAGCTTTTTCCAGCCCGATATTCTGTTGCGAATAGCAATCATTATCAGCGCAAATGGTCATTTTTAGCTGAGGGTATTTTTTTCTGATTGCTTGGATTACAGATTTCAAATTTCCGGCATCAAAAGCCACAACAACAGGAATTTTACCGCACTCATGAATTGTCGCTCCTGTGGCGTATCCTTCGCAAACAAACGCGTTTTCAGATGGCGAAATCGTTCCGATAATGAAGTAACAACCATTTTTCTTACCACCACTCAAAAAACGTTTAGTGTCATTTGTAATGAATTGCAGCGACCAAAGCTTTCCTTCACTGTCGAACAAAGGAACTAAGAGACAATCTTTGTATTCCTTCAAGCCATAAGATTGAACTTTTTTCTTCAAAAGATACGGATGCTCAATTGCATTGTTCGCTTTTTCCCATATGTTTTTGGCTTTGATCGCTGCATTTTCATGTATTTGATTTTGCTCAATGAACGCTTCTTCACGAGCCTTTTGCATCCTCTCTTTGACTTTTTTAAATTCAGACCTCCCGTATTCGCTTTCATCTTTATCGAAAACATAAGAACTTAACCCTGAAACGAAGTCTCCGAAGACGTAGCCTCCCTCAAATTTTCGCAGCCAATATCTGTTATTTTTTCCCCAGCGAACCATATGAAAAGTTTCAGTATCTTTATTTGGCACTGGAATATCAGCGTTTCTTAATGCTTCAATCAGTTTTAACATGTTTTGTTTCCTTTAATTAATTTCGAAAATCTCACCGTTTTTATCCGTTGATAATAGGCTTTTGGTTGGGTAATAAATGTTGAAACGACAGAGCTTAGAAAGGCGTTATATCCAACTAACTTAAAAATCCGAGGAAATGTATTATATATATTTAATCGATTATATGATTTTTGGATTATTACGTTATAAAACGTAATACACTCTATAGTGATGTAAATAGTACAGATAGATAGGATATATAGATATAAATAAGTATAATAATGTATATAATATACTGAAATATGAACAAATAATACCATATTTAAATAGTCAAAAATCATATCTTTATATATCTTTTCAAACCTATTAAATGTCCTTTGCATAAAAAAGCTCCCCCATTTGAGAAACAAGGAAGTCCTCATCTCTCAGCATTTATTGTTAATTTCCCATGGTTCTGCATACGTTTCGGAACCCGCACATTTTGCATTTAAAAAAGCTCGGATCAGCTAAAATACAGGGCATTTGCTCATTATTTCCACTGGCTTGTATGACCTGCACCGCGCGGTCTGAATATTTCTGCGCAGCCTCAGAATCAAATGGAATCAGTTCAAAATACAGCTCGGAGGAATCCTTATTCAACGCAGTGAACAAACACTGCTCCAGCTCTAAATAAGCCATATACAGTTGAACCTGAGCGTAATAAATTGGCTTTGTGAGCATTAAGCCTTTCTTGACTGTCTCCTGCCAACTTTTATGATTTAAAGTTTTACACTCCCATAACAAGCGTGACGCTTGACCCGTTTTTTGCGCTGCGCTTGCGAGTTCTTCAGGAAAAGCGCAAATTATTCCGTCAACATGACCTTTTATGCGCCCTTCAGCCGTTGAAAATCCGAACTGTTCTCCGTTTTTATTCTTGGTTTTTAAATCAAATCCGGCAACGCGCAGCCATTCAGCGACAAGGTCTTCCAAACAATGCCCAATGTCGAAAGTTCTCAGAGTTGATGCCGAAAATTCCGCATCCTTACCTTCATATTGCAATTGAACTTTGCGCAGACACTCGTCACCGATGCTTGAAACTCCAAGATAATCACGCTTTTTCTGGCTTTTATGATGCTCAATGATTTTCGCGTCTAAAATTTCATTAATCCTCTGCATTTGAACCTCCTGCGGTTAAAAATTCCACGATTTCTATGACGTCTTTCACTGAAAGTTCCCCGATCCATTTGTCATTTTGATGCTTCATTTTAAGAAAATTGAACAAAGCCATCGCCTTGATTTTCAGTTCGTTACTCATTGTCGTTGTCCTCCTTATGAGCCAAGAAATATTTCGTAAAATACACTTGCCCCTTGCCTGTAATTTTTGCTGTTTTCGCAATGGTTACGTGACCATCGGAGTGTGTAATTGCTGTTTCGATTATTCTGAACAAACCGAGATTCATTGATTTTTGCGTTGGAACATTATGATCGCTACCCTTTCTGCGAATCAAAAAGCCGTCATTGCGTAATCTTTCGAACAATCTATTTTGCCCAATTTCAATTCCGTTTCCCTTTAAAATTTTCGCCATTTCACCGATTAAGATGTGACAATCAGAGGCAGAAACAGCATCCGAGAAGATAATTTCCGGCTTGTCTTTTTCAATCTGATTTCGTAATAGCTCTTTTTCTCTACGTTCCTGTTGCAAGGTACGAATGAGTTTCACCCAAGTGTCAGGATCACTCATCAGCTCTTCCATTTTTGCAGATGTAATGTAAGCTCCGTGTTTTCTGATCGAAGGCAGAACCTCATGCGTTACCCATCTTTTAAATTTATTAAGTTTATCTTGTCGTTCATTAATTACGGCATCGCTTATTCCCCTTGCTTTAGTAGGTCTCATTGCAAAAAGCACCGAGTATAAACCTGCCTCATTTATGATAGCTAATTTCTGAACGCCTTTAGGGGTGTTCATTTGCGTATACCCCTTTTCATCGTCACTTAAAGATTGCATAGCTCGATTGCGATTAGTTTCGCCAAAAACATCGCATATATCTTTTGCAACCCACCATACTTCACCATCTTTAACTGTCGTTCTGACTTCATTGTTTTCATAATTAAAAATTTTCAATTCCCCATTACTCATAAAAAATTCTCCTAAAATTCGGTTCGTAAATTTTGATAAAGCTCAGGCGTTACGTTATGAATCCAAACGCATTCGAGGCTTTAATCAATTGTTTTTCTTTGTTGTTTCAGCTTCCCTTACGGCGGAACTAATTTAAATATCATTTTCAATCTCCATTGATAATCTTGCTGAATACATTCTGTCTTAGACACATCGGATCGACTCCAGCCCAATCACAAACGCATCTGAAATCAGGATTGTTCTCGAAAATCCTGCGAAATTCGTCTCGCCGTTCTTTATCTGTTCCACGAAACAAATCTTCGATGGCTTGAAGGATAACTGCATTCCACAAAGCGATCTCCGACATGATTTACATACTCCAATCCGTGCATAAACTCCGAGTAAGAAAAATGGTCAGGCGTAATTATTGCGATCACCCGATTTTTATCCTGATACTGACCGTTTTTGTCGTGTTCAACTCCGATTTTGATAACGACATCGAGGTTATTCAGCTCATCAAAAGAATTAATTTTGCGGGCAGCCACCACAATTTCCGATACGTCTTTCGGATTAATTCCTTTGGCTGATTCAAGAATCGCCCTAATGCGTGCTTTGCCCATATTCGTCCATCGATCAGAACCTTCAAGCCCGATTTTGTCGAAGATTTTGCGTTTAGCATATTTTCCTTCGAGGATTATCCATTCGCAGTTTAAGTAAGCCGTGTCACCATTTTTGCTGCGAGTAATAAAATGATCTATTGCATCATTTCCTGGCTTTATCACGAGCCGAGCTTTCGCAATAGTATTCGCCGGAATTAAATCAAAGCTGTTTTGCGATTCTGCGTAGTTAAAGTCAATCATAGTTATTCTCCTTTCTTATTTGCTGATTTTATTTTGGCCAAAAGTTTTCCGAGGTGAGCTTCCTCGATTTCATCAAGACAGCCCGAACGATCTTTGGCAGGGTACATATTTGCGTTTAATGTGCGACACACGAATTTTCGTTCAAGATTTCCTGATTCGTCTCTCATCGGCACCATCGAGATGACCTCATCCAATATCCCCGGCAACTCAAGTGTCGTTTTTGAACCTTCAATTTGCGGAATCCATGAGGTGCGGTTGAAATCGTCGGTTTTCTGATCAAGCAGCCCAACGAAAATAACATCCTTGTCAGGAATATGCTGAAACTGGCTCAGCCAAGAACTCATTTCAGAAGCTAACAAACCATAAGCAGCTCGCGTATCAGGTTTCCCTGATTTGTCCGAAAATGATTCAGGCTGATTTTTGCACCAAGCCAAACAGATTTTTGAAGCAATCGTGATTGAATCGATGAAAATGCACTTATACTTCGTGAAATCGCAATCCTTGAATTTCGCTTTGGCTGAATCATAATGACGCTGGCTATAAACAGACTTCGATGCAGGATTTACCCCACCGATTAAACAAGCAAGGTCGCGTGCGTCTTCCCATGTGCGAACAGAAATCGAATCACCTTTCCAATCTTTGACTGCCAACAAGCCCGCTTCAAAATCCAAACAAAGAGTCGGTTCGGAAATCGTTTTTAATAAACTCGTCTTAACCACGCCATATTGCCCGAAGATTGACAT